ATCTCTTCATTCTGAAAGCGAGAGCTATCACGAATAAGTTTTTTGATCTTCTCCGCTACCTCTCCTGCTTCCCCAACAAGACCAAGTGTGTTCTCTACAAGTCTTGCCTGACCTTCAGTCATAATCTTTTTCTCTACCCAAGCTGAGTAAAGATCTGCCCAGTCTACTTCGTCTGAAGTCTGGAAGTTTTCGTAGTACCCAAAGTTTTCCAAGTCATCTCCACTTATCATTTTTCTTTTACCTCTATCTCTACTATTTCCAAATCATCTAAATCATAGATAGTGTCCTGAAGAACTTCTTCAAGACTCTTCTCCATACTATCTGAAGCAATAAAGTTTGCCTCAGGATCTAACTCAATCAGCATTGTTATTTCAAACAACACAGGAACCTCCAAGTTATATAGCCTAAACTAATTACGTCAATCTATTCTTTCTTGAAAACTTTGTTTTCTGTCAACCAATCATCAGGAATTGATTTATCTGCGTACTTAAATCCGTACTTCTTACACCAATCTCCGTAAGATGACTTAGCACCTTTATAAAGTTTGGCTCTGCTATTTTGAAAAACAAATCTTATGTCCAGGTCAGGGAACTGCTTTTGAATTTCACGGTGTTTGCGTCTATCGTTTGAAACGAATCGCCCCTTGGTCTCGATTATAATACCGTTACCTAGAACGAAGTCAGGTGTATACGTTCTCACTTTTAAGTCAACCCACTTTATTTTTTCTTTTTCGTAGGTAAACTTAATTCCTTTAGATCGTAACTCTTTTGCTACATCATCCTCAAAACCAGAACGATACCCTGCCTTTAGTGCCGCTGCGTTAAACTTCTTTCTGTTCATTTTCATGTATCTCACAGTGACAATTAGAACAAACTAAAATACAGTTACGCATCTCTTCTTTTAAAGACTTACGAGAATACCCAAACATTTTACTTACTTCATTTTTTTTAGGACCAGTGTGATGAAAGTGTAAAGCCATCAAAGATTTTTTGTAGCCACAAACAGAACACCCAAAAATACTTTTAACTCTTTTAACAAACTGTCTGTTTAAATCAGAGTTTATTTTTATTCGACTAGCCTTGTCAGCTAATTGTTTTTTCCAAGACTCCTTACTACACCATTGTTCGTAAACCCTGGATTCTTCTCCAGTATCTTTGTTTATACGTACATAATATTGTTTAAAGATAAAACCATCTTCTCTTACATCCCTTTGTCTTAAGGGTAAATTTAAAGATTCTATTTCAGAAAGTTTGAGAACCCTTGCGGTTCTGTTATGTTTCTTCTGAGCCATTATAAGTTAGATCCTCTGGTACATTTGGTTTTTTAACTACGTCTACCAGATAGGCATCATAATTGCTATACACAAACTTCCTGGCTTCAGGCCAACACTTCTTTTTAAAATCACAGAAGGTACAAGTCTTTGGTAGTTTTGTATTAGGACTTGATTCAGAAACAGGAACAGGTTTGAAAGGACGGTCAGGTATTTTACCCTTAACCATTTTCTTTGCAGTTTTTATTTCTTTTTCTTTTTGTTCTAACTCTTTCGAGAAGTCATAAACATCCAGGCATATTGTTCCGTTGACTTTATCAACAACAAGAAAAGCCCCATGTGTTTTGTTTGTTACAAGAGGATCATCCTTTGCAGCGTAAACATAAGAACTAAGTTGACTGATGTATCCGAAGGGATCATCTTCACGTAAGTTACCCTCTGCAAACTTCTTGAACGAATAGGGAGAGGCAGACTTAACATCTACTGTCATACCGTCAATCACTGCATCTCTGTGACCTGCCATACTTCCAATGTACATGCGGTCTTGTTCCCCTGTAACTTTATGACCAGAGACTTTGACAATAGAAAGAACTAACTCTTCTATCATGTCTCCGTAGAAAAACTTTAACAGGTCTGCTGCAGACAAAGGCTTTGCAGCCTCAGTATCATTTATCTTGTACCAAAGTTTTCTTTGGCAAGGACTTCCTATACTAGAGAAGGATAAATACTTACGAGGTTTCTGTGGTTCACTGAATCTTTGGAATGCTGTCTTGGCAATGGAGTCACCCATCTTTAAACCAACTATGTGATCCCATCCTTTTAATCCAAGGATAGTGTCTTCCATATCTTTAACGAGGGTGTCTATTGTGGGCATTGTATATCCTTTTTTTGTAATAGCCCCCACCTAAAAATGAACGAAAAAGATGGGGGCTTAATCTTCTAGGGTAAAAAGGAACTAAAACCTAGAAGGGTACTGAGTCCTGTGGTTCTTTTTGGGAGGAAGACTTACCACTAGAACTCTTACTGTGATCTGCAAACATTTCAGAAGGTGATTCCTCTGGATTGTAGGTCACATGATCAAGAACTTGAAGACCCATAAGGCGTGTGCCTACAAGACCTTTCTTTGTACGATACACTTCAACTTTGACAATACCTTTGCTTCCGTTACCAATAAGACCTTTATCATCTAGATTCCAAGCCTTACCTGAAATATCAGCAACGACAGGCTCACCACCCATCCAGTCTTCAGCGCCAGTGTGAGGACGTGAAACAGTGAGTCGAATCCCACCATCTACTTCCTCCATCTTTTTTTGACATCCTGCTTTCTTCAAAGCATCTGCTGTCTTCTTGTCGGTGGTTACAGTAACTTTGTACTCACCGTTAGTATCGGTATTCCACTCTGCTTGATCTCTGTTGGACTCAAATACTTTTGCCCATTCGAGTGTACCTTTAATATCAATTTGTGTTGATGGCATATTGCCCTCCTTTTCTTTTACTGTTGTTGTATCTAATTGTTTTTATTATAGTTGTCAATGGGTTTCAGCCCAGTTTTTTCCTATATCATATGATCCTGGAGTAGGTATTTTAAATCCTAATTCCTGACCAGTTTCTAACATGCAATCTGCTTGTATCTGCCCTAACCTTTTAGCTTCCTCCTCTGTTCCTATTACTTCTACTTGGTATTCATCATGGATGAAACCAACCATTTTAAAATTTATTCCTTCCTGTCTAGCTTTGTCGTGCCACTTGAGTAGGCTGTGCTTCATCAAGCAAGCCTCACCGTTCTGCAATATCCCTGCTAATGTTTTGTGTGAGTTAGGCACTGGAACTTTACGTCCATCATACCCAGTAAAGTATCCCTGTTCTGCAATGTAAGGCACGAGTTGATTCTTCAGGTTATATAAACCATCAATGCTCATCTCGAAACGAGTACGTGCCTCTTGTGCTTCCTTCATGTTGACCTTGAGTATCTGACCAGTCTTTGCCACACCTGCACCCAATAACCAAGCGTAGATAAAAGTCTTTGCCATATCCCTTGTTCCATTTGGAACTGCCAAGGCTTTCTTGTTGACGTTGTGTATATCTGTCTCGTCTTCTTTCTTTCCCTTCATGATAGCCTGTGCATACTGATCTGCTTCAAAGTGTCTCCAGAGATAGTCAGCTAACACACGTAACTGAATACCATCGGCATCTGTACCAACTAGCCAAGAGCCAGAAGGAACTGTCCAACAGGCACGTAAATGCACATCAAATTGTTTCTTGACTTCATCCACTGCTGACTTAGGTTCACCATGAAACGGAGAAGATATGTTAGCAGTGTTAGGATCTTTGTGAGCACAGCGTCCAGTCCATGCTCCAATGTTATTTATCCTACCATGAATACGTAAATCGTCACCACACTGCCCTAGCCACTCAACCAGTGAGCTTCTGCGTCCTTCAAGTGTCAACCACTGGGCTAGAGCTTTCGCTCCTGTAGGTGCTGTCTCAGGCAGTGTACCAAGGTTTGCCTCTGATACAGTAAATCCATACCTATCTAGATCTTTCTTCTTTTGATTGTAGAAATCCTGATCCATAGAGGATACTGACTTGCCATATGGGTCTCCTACTTTCTTTCGAGAGAAGTTAATAGCAGTTTTAGTTTTATCTACTGGCTTCCACCCTGCATCCCACAGAACATCTATCCTGTCCTTTGCAGATCCTGGCTTAAACTCTATCCAATCAAAACAAACTAGGTCATCATCCTCTACAGTTGTCATGGCATACTTTTGTTTAGCCTTTGTAACTGTAGCCATCTCACCACCATCTTTCTTGAGTCGATACTTGATGCGATTAACCTCAGTAAGTTTGGGTGGGAAGTCTACTTGGAACTGCTCTTCCAGTGTGACCATCTTTGTCTTGACTGAGTTGAGAAGGAACTCTGCCTTTGGTTTATCAAAAAAGAAACCGTAATGTTGTGTACGGACTAGCTCTATCTGTACATCGTGCTCTGTCCTTAGAGACTTACGCCAATCAGGACTCCAAATAATATCATTGAAATGACTGAACAAAGATTCTGTAACCTCGATGTCCTGATACCAGTAGTCAACCATTTCGATACTGAATTTATCAAACTCATGAAAGTCTCCTTTATGTTTGTTTAATCTGATACCCCAAGCCTGTAGGCTGTGAGGAAACTTAGCACCCTTGGGTGTTTCGATATCGTAGTTCACCAACCTACTAATCAGGAGAGTGTCCACAATCTTTTTTGGATCTATCAATCTGGGTTGAAGAAGTTTGTTTATCATCGGTGCATCAAACTGTACAAAGTTGTGACCAACAATCATGTCTGCTGATTCATACCACTTGATAGCTTCACGCCTAGCAACCTCATCCTCGTGACAGTTATCAAACCTAGAGATCTCACCAGTGGTAATATCCTTGCCACCACAGATCCAGAGTTTGTCGCTGTCGTTAAGACCGTTTGTTTCTATGTCGCTGACAACAATCCTCATACGTTGAACACCACCTCTTCAAGGATGGTTGTTTCAGGATCGTAGAACACTGACCCTGCGTTACCTAGCTTGGCAAAGGGTCTGTTCTTATCAACAATAAAATGGGTTGTGTTTCTTTCCACATCATCCTCTGACTCAGTATCTCTGTTGAGTTTTATACAGACGATAGCTTCCTCTTCAAGGGATGCTGCATACTTGGTGCGTCCATCATCGTTAACCTGTGATATAAATACAACACCTATATTTAATTCTTTGGCAAGCTGCGCCATTCGTGAACCAAGAGTTGTCAACGTACTGGTAGCTGCATCAACACCAGAGTTTGACAGGTAGGCTAGACGTTGGACGTGATCTATGAAGATGTATTCTGCACCATAAACTGTGGCTGCAAGTCTAACGTAGTCCAGGAGTTGCATTGGATCATCGTGACTACGCATCTCAAAGATAACTGTGTTCTCACCACCTGCCATCTTCTGTGCCGCTTTGATTACTTGATCCTCACTGAATCCTGTAGAGACTGCATCCTCTTTGGTTCTGACATTCCACCCTAGTTCGTAGGTTGCCATTGCCCTATAGGTTGTGGACTTCATCTCTTCCATATGTAGAAGGGCAAGCCTCGTGTTCTGTTTGAGTAGTCCTACCTCAAAGTATCTGACTAGCTCAGTCTTACCCTGACCTCTGAGTGCTTTGATAAAGGTAAGTCCACCCTTGACCAGTCCTCTGATCTTATCATCAATACCAGTGTGTCCTGTCGGTACGTACTCGTAAGGATTCTCAGTAGTGATAGCCTTCTCTACTTCCAAGTCTCCAACAAAGAAGTTGTCTGGTGCAAATCTCTGTGGCTTGAGTGCTGCCCACTTGAGGTCTGACTCATCCCCTTCCATCAGGAACTCATTGGCATCCTTGTGCTTGGACATAGGCACATAATAAAACTTCTCAGGCATCATGCTGTAGAGTTTCTGTGCTGCACCCTGACCTGCTGCATCTAATTCACCTGCGTAGACCACCATCTCGAAAGCGTTGAGGTAGTCAAAGTTATCCTTGATAAACTTCTCTGACAGGGCTGCACTTGGCAGTGACTTTACTGGATAGGATTTACCTAAGACCTGATACAGACTTGCTGCATCAAACTCACCCTCAGTAATATAAATACGTTTACTAGATCCTGCATTAAACTCAGGACCAAATAGTTCTGTCAGTGACCCACGCTCTTTTGTCCAGAACTTCTTCTCGTGGTAGCCACGATACTTGACGTTATCTTTGTACTTGAAAGCGTAGCGTACTGGCTCACCGCCTTCACCTATCTGTAGCTGAATGTTGTAGAGTTTAGCTACGTCTTCATCTAATCCTCTAATATCTTCGTATCTGCCTGAGATTACCTTGACGTTACGTAAGTCTACTTTGGGTGGCGGTGGTGGATATGTTGCTTCTGCCCAGTCAAACTTTTTATCTGAGTTTGGATAACCCCTATTACAAGAGTGGCACTTCCCTACCTTTGTGACTAGGTTGTAGCTGAATGCATCTGAACTGGCACAATCCTCGAAAGGACATGGTTGATGTGTAATCTCATTGTTGCTGTTCACTGCTGCTGTCATTCTGTTGTTCCTTTTCTTTCGCTCTTTGTCGTTCTTCTTTGGTCATTGGCCTTATCTCTTTCGAGATTCCCTTCCTCCTGTCAACGTGCCATTCTTTCGGTTCATTCATAGCTTTACCACATCGGATTCATTAAGTCAAACTTGGTGTACCAGTCAGCCCCTTCCAAAGCTAACCACATCAGTACTGGCACACCCAGGATAAAGAATGCACAAGTTATGAAAGCCCACCCTAATCCTTTTGTTGTACAGTACTGCTCACTCATCCTCTGTTTCCTTTGGTAAGAAGACTAAAACAAATGAGTTACAATTTGGACAGGTAAGATTAGTCTCCATGCTGTACTCTCCAAAGAGTGTGGTGTCTTCATCAATGTCGTGATCACCACCCCAAGTTAACTTGGTATTACAATGCCAACAGTTCATGCGTAATCCTTCCTGGCTTTAGATGGAAAGTCATCTCTGTTCCATCCTTTGTTTACTTGCTCAGTTGCCCAGGCATAGGTGATCTTCCAATACCTTGCTGCCTCTGCCATGTTGCTGAAATCTTTTCCGTAGAGTCTACACTTCCTACCCTTCTGTTTAAAGGTAGGCTCGTACCTGATACGGACATGAGTAGGTACTTCTTTTGGTTGCATTACTGACTTACCTCTACCTCTAGACAAGCCACTGTCTCTGACTTGTGTGTTATCATCTTAGCTGCTTTACTCAACTCAATCTGACACTCCTCCAGAGTAGCATATGTTCCTAGTTGATAATGTTCAACAGACTGTGTGCTGAACAACTGCATCCATACTAATACATACATCATACTATTCACTCTCCAGACTCTTCAGCTTTTGTGATAGGTCACTGTTCTTTACCAACATGCTGATTGTTATCTTTGCTAGTTCTTCTTGAGAATATCTACTACATAAATTTTTAATTAGATCTTCTCGACTGATACTCATTACGTTATCTTTTTTTAAAACATCGGATACCATACTTCACCTCTATCTCTGTACTCTTCAACTTCTTTCAACAAGATCTTTAACTTGTCTGCTTTGTATTGTTCACCATCCCACTCAAGATCATCAATGTCTCTTTGCAGATCCTTGATGTAAGATTCAATGGCTACTACCTTTTCATCTTCATACTTTAAATGTCTCATCAGTGATATGTCCTTAAATCTTTTTCTTCCATCCAAGCTTTAAACTGTTTGGATGTAAGACCCTTCTCCTTCATAAACCATTGAAGGTCAACAACAGCGTCAAGTAGTGTGTTGTTTTGTTCAATAATCAATTCAACAATATCTTTGTCTCTTTGTTTAAGTCTATCCAGAAGATTATTGATTTCATCAACAGATAAAAACATCACTTCCTCTAGATCATTTTCATCATTATCCATACTGTTAGTTCCTTTCTTTTAGTTATACTTAAAGTATTATTTCTTATATAAGAATAATAAATATTAGTATACTTTAGGTATAACCTTTAGTTATTAGTTGGCAACTGTTGTTTTTATTTCAAGTGGGGCAAGTTGTCTCACCACCACAGAAGAAACAAAAAACCTAACCAAGCCACGTTTATAAGTATGGCTATTACTTCATGTGTCTCTAGCATCTTTGTGTCCAGGCTTTGTTGCCCAAGTTGTTTTCCTCTGCCCAAGTAACGAACAGTCCTACCTCACGCCCATAGGCTTCGATCTCTGAGGGTTTATCCCAGTATGGTATGTTGTCCTCACTGTTCTGCGTTAGCTCTCCACACTCGTACTGTTTAACGTGTACCAGTTCGTGAGCCAGTGTCGTAAGCATATCTCTGAGTCTCATAGATCTGTCTAGGTCTATCATGTATTCACCCTCTTCCATCTGGATGCATCCACCTAGACTGTGACGCTGCCCTCGAAAGCACACCTCTATATAAGGATCTATATTGAACTTCTTTTTAAAGAACATGATCATACTTATGGCGTACTTCTGTTGGCTCTTTGTGCCACCCTCAATCATGATCCATTTATCGTAGCTCATTGTATGCTTTCTCCACTTCTTCAGCAGTAATAGGTACTAGGTCAGCATCACTGTCCTTTATCTCAACCCAGTCATAGATACTTTCAATTGGTGGGTGATCCATACCAAAATCATCGTAAAGTCTGGGCTTCCAGTATCCGTTATTCTTTTCTCTCTTTATCATGTAATCAGCAGTGTTGTAGCAGTGATCAAGACTACAGTTTATAAACATTACTGACTGGTTCTTGTAGTTAAACATTCTGGTGTTCATAGTTTTACTCCTAACTTAATTAAATCAAATACTATTCTGTCTATCATATCATACACTTCATCCCACTCCCAATACTGGTAGGTATCCAGTGCACACTCAGTAAACCATTCCTCCAGATAGTCCTCATCAAACTCTCTCCAGTTATCAGGTAATTCCTGAGTCAGAAAATGCCCTGACAACCTACCAAATAGTTTTTCGTATGTTTTATCTGCCATACTTTTTTCCTTTTCTATTTCAATTCCAAAACTTGTTTTCATTTTTTCCTCTAATCTGTTTGATCTACTGTAATCACGTTATAGTCTGCCATTATTTCACGAACTTGCTCTGCGCTATGTGCATGTAAATAAAGATACCTGACTAAATTATCGTATTGATTAGGGTAGTACTCTACATAATATCTTTTCATTCCTATCTCCAATCTGTGCTGTACTCTGCGTCTATTGGTGCAATCCCTGATACGTGTATGTCGTGCTCATCAAAGATCTTTTGGTGGCGTGTGATTGCATTATCTTTACTCCAAGAAATCTCCCAGTGATCAGTCAGATACACTGGATTATCTGGGTCTCCCCATTCTTGATCAGGTGTACCAGTTTTATTTCTGACTGTGTAGAAGACTACCCACAAGTGACACTCATCATCTATTAGTTCATCAAGCATTAGACTTCCTCCACTTCTTTAATCATGTCCTCATTTATCTCAAACAAATCAAAGCACTTCTCGTTGTATTCTTCAATTAAGTTTTTAATAAATTCTTCTTTTGTTTTTGCTTCCCTGACTGGGTAAACTGAACCCAGTTCAATCTCACACTCAAATAGTTTCATTTTATTCATCCTTCTTTGGTTTGCTATACCATGCTCTATCATCATCAGGCATAACATATGGTCTCCAATGATTAGGATCACCTTCACTATCTGTTGGTGGCCTGAAGTCAAACATGTTCTTCAATGTGATAGACATATCTTCCAACTTACTTATCTTGTTTATACTAGTATCAAATATCTCTCTAAAGTCTGTGCATATTGAATCCATAATTCGATATACTTCTAGTAGTTCTTCTACCTCACTGCGATTTAGTTCTGTTTTTAGTTTTACTTCTTTATTTTTCATAGTCTTAGCTCCTTCTATTGCTTTCATTATTTCATTACTATCCATTTTGTAGTTCCTTCTGTTTAGTTAATCCTCTCTCTAGCATTTTAATTGCTTCCTGTTTATCCCCACGCTTGAGCGTTTCGTATGCCCAGGACACCCAACCATAAGCTTCTGGGTCTATCTGTTCTGGGTCAGGTGCTACCACCACTGGTTGGTGAGCATCATCCTTCAGTAAGTATCTTAGCTCTGCCCCTACCTTGTTCTCGTTTAAGAACTCAATCAGGTAAACCTTAGACACTGGTACGTCTACTTGCTCCCAGTCTCTTGGGAAGTATCTCTGAGCATCTCTCTGAGTACCAACCCACTGTCCTTTACTTGATCTATACAGTATCATCTCAGGTTATCCTCTGGTTCTACATAATCTCCATCCATATTTAATTCATAACCTAAACTCTCAGTGATACGATTCATTGCGGTACAAATCTCTCCCCACTGATCATCATACATCTCCTCTCCTTCTGGAATTAAATCTTCACGAAAGGCATGTAATGCATCCCACACAATTTCAAATTCTTTTGGAAGGTCATACATAATTTTCTCCTCATATTTCATCTCAAGTTATCCTCTGGCTCAAAGTCTAGTTCTATCTGATCATCTAGCTTGTAGCTGCTCACTGTCTCTGAGACATTGTGCCAACTAGGTAAATTCATTCTACTACCTAGTAGTCCTACAATTAGTTGATCTATCTCTACATCGTCATAGTCTGCGTAGTATATGTCTTTGTATATGTCTTGTATTCTAGGTGTCATAGTTATCCATCCTCATTCTAACGTCTAGTCTCCAGTTAAATCCTGTTAATGTTTTAGGTGTTGCAATCCCAACATCCAAGATATGATTTTTAATTGCTTTATAGATTGTGTCAGTTTCGTCACACTCTAGATCCTCTGCTTCGATTGTAATGTCTTTATATCTCATGATAAAAACCTTTTCTTTACTTCAATTGTTATACCCTTCATCCTTAGATATTTGCCAACAAGCCTATCCAATTCTGATTTGTCTTTTGTAGAGTGGTAAGCGA